TGGCCACCCAGGATATACGCCATACAGAATAATGGCACGAGCAATAAGGTTGCTGTCAACTGCATCAGTTCTCGACCCCTTCATGGGTTCCGGCACCACCTTGCGAGCTGCCAAAGATCTGGGCCGCAAGGCCATCGGCATAGAGATAGAAGAAAAATACTGCGAGATAGCTGCAAAAAGATTGAGCCTTGCTACTTTTATTGAACAACATCCAGAGAAGAAACCGAAGAGGGGTTTCTTTCCATGAAAGGAAAACGAAATGGCCTTATATCATAAATACCGTCCAAAAACATTCGATGAAGTATTTGGGAATGAAAGTACTTTAGAAATGCTAAAGGCTGATCTAAAAAAGGAACACCCTCCTTGCGCCTTTCTCTTTTATGGTCCTACGGGATGTGGAAAAACGACATTGGGAAGAATCATTGCTTCAGAATTATCCTGTAAAGGATGGGATTTTCGTGAAATTGATTCTGCTGATTTCCGAGGCATTGATACAATTCGAGAAATACGAGAATACATTCAATTTAAACCATTGGAAGGAGACACACAAATATGGTTGCTTGATGAGTGTCACAAGCTCACGAATGACGCCCAAAACGCTTTATTAAAAGCCTTAGAAGATCCTCCTACCCATGTCCATTTTATACTATGTACTACAGATCCAGAAAAGCTTCTATCAACAATTAAGGGAAGATGTAGCCAATACCCAGTTACTCCCCTTAATGAAGATCAAATGATGTTGTTATTACGAAAAATAGTGAAGGCTGAAGGGGGACAGTTAAGAAAATCGATGTATGACCAAATAATAGAAAACAGTCTTGGAAGACCCAGGGACGCTATACAAATACTTGACCAGCTCTTATTTATAGATCCTGAAAAGCAAATGGTGATATCAAAAGAACTAACGGAAAAACAAACCAAATCAATTGAACTTTGCAGAGCTTTATTAGGGAAGGCTTCCTGGAAAAAAACGGCTTTTCTTTTAAACGAATTGAAAGGGGAAGACCCAGAAAAAATACGTCGTGCGGTCCTTGGATATTGTCAAGCAATTTTATTGAAAGGTGAAAATGATTATGTAGCAATGGTAATGGAAGAGTTTATTGATCCTTTTTATAATTCTGGGATACCTGGCTTGATTTTCGCTTGCTATTCAGTAATTAAAGAGGGTGAATAAAAGTGCCCTTAAATAAAACAGGTCTTGTCTAGTATAATATAATAGGAGGAAGAAGCAATCATGAAACGCGAATTGTCGAACCCCAAAAAAGGCGTTCCCGGATCATCTACTTAACGTTTTTAATTTTGTAGGAAGGAGTTATGAAGTTTGAAATAAAGCATAGACTTTCCGGTGACGTGCTGTTTTCGCTAGAAACAGAAAACATGAAACTGTGTGTGGAGGCAGCGGTTAGGTCCGGAGCCAACCTGTACGGAGCCAACCTGTACGGAGCCAACCTGTTCAGAGCCAACCTGTTCAGAGCCTACCTGTTCAGAGCCGACCTGTACGAAGCCAGTGGGGTTAATCCATATAGATGCACCCCCCTGCTTGTGTTGTTGGATCAACCGGGGAAAATACGCGCTTATAAATTAGTCAACGGGAACAGCGAGGGACCATACAACGGCGGCATTATCTATAAAATCGGCGGAACCTACACTGTATCCGATGCTGACATGCAAATTGACGTAAAGTGCGGGGCCGGTATTAATCTGGCTACGATGGATTGGTGCATGAATAATTGGCAAAAGGGCTATCGGATTTTGATTGCAGAGTTTACCGCGAAAGATATCGCAGCAATACCCACGGCAACCGACGGTAAGTTCCGGGTGTCTAAATGTAAGATCGTTGGGGAGAAAGACCTAAAAGAAATAAGTCTAGGGGTGGAGTCATGAAAAAACCTGCCGAGGAAAAGAATCTTTTCTGTTGCGTCAAGTGCGGGGTTTGCCGCTGCCCTCGTTTTGGGCGGTATGACAGCCCCTGCCCGTGCTGCGGGGGGAAGATGGAGGAAGTGAAATGAAGCGCGATTTGTCGGTGGTGGATGAGGAAGTGTTGGGGCGGATTAAACCGTGGATTCACAACAATGGTGGTTGCCCATTCTATGGAGACCACCACAACGGTCGTAAATGTAAGGCATTATTCCCAAAACTCAAACCATATAAGAGTAAAGAACCAATAACCAACAACCTCTGCAACGATTACTGTTGCCCCTGTGGCCAATTCGGCCTTGCCTACGTCACCCGCATTGCCAAACAAATAGTCGCAGCAGCGGAGGGGAAAAAGCATGGCTGAATCCTAATATGGGGGACATAACTTCTAAAATCATGCTAGGAGAGAAAAATGAAATTAGACTATGAAGAAGATATGAGAATAGATGAAACGGCGTTAGATGTTGAATGGCTTGATCAAGGAGCCCTTGCTTTAAAATATGGAAAGCATCTTGCTGATTTACACAAACAAGTTGCTAAACTGGAAGAGCGTAAAAAAACGATGCGTTCAGAATTGATTCTTGAAGCAAATCAATTTCCAGAGGAGTCTTGTGGAAAAGAAAAACCAAACGCCGCCGATATTGAAGCGTATTATCGGAACCACGAAAGGCACAAAAAAATCGCTGATGAATTGATCGAAGTACAATATGAATCAGAATTTGCCGAACTTGCCAAAAATGAAATTGTATTCACCCGCAGACAAGCCCTTGAAAACCTTGTGATCCTTCATGGACAACAATATTTTTCCGGCCCCAGCATGCCCAGGAATCTTCCACAAGAACGTGAAAAACGAGAAGAAAGACAAAGAAAAGTAGATACCGGCGTTGCTTCAGCTTTATCCAACACAATGTCACGAAAGAAAAGATCTGAGTAAACTATGCAATCGATGATTATTATAATAATCATCATAGTAGTAATCATAGTCCCATATTTAGTATTTGTGGTTAGTAAGGCACAAATGTTAGGATGGATAACTGCACTTAAACAGTTAATAAACGAAGAAGGAGATCACAATGCCAAGAGAAAGAAAGAGAAGTAGATTCAAAGGTAAGGTAAACTACAACGCCCAAACAAAGAAGAAGAGGATGGCACAATTCGGGTATTTAATACTTCCCAAGGGAGTACTCGAATTCCAAGAAGAACCAGGAAAAAGGGTAAGTCTGGACATCTTGCCGTATGAAGTCACTGACCCAAAACATATGGATCATGATGATGAAAGAGAAATTGCCCGTGTGGGAGATCTTTGGTACAAACGACCCTTCAAAATCCATAGAAATGTTGGAATCAATAATGACGCTTATGTTTGTCCCACATCAATTGGGAAGAAGTGTCCCATATGTGATTATCGAGCAAAGCAGATAAAGGAAGGAGCCAATAAAGATGAATTGGCACAAACGAAAGCATCATACCGAGTTCTGTATGTAGTAGTACCTAAAAACCATCGTGAATTCAAAGAAGAGCCCCACATTTGGGATATGAGTGAATGGCTTTTTCAAAACCTCTTAACAGAAGAGCTGGAGGAAAACGAAGAGTATGAAGTATTCCCGGATCTTGAAGAAGGGCTAACTCTCAAAATCAGGTTTGACACAAAGCGTATTGGGAAGGGACCGGAGTTTGCCGAAGCGAAAAGGATCGATTTTGTAGAAAGAGACAATGGATATGAAGAAGGGATTCTGGACGATGTTCCTAATTTGGATGAAGCCCTCAAAGTTTTGAGCTATAAAGAACTCGAAACGATTTTCTTTGAGCTTGAAGGCGAGGAAGGGGGAGAGGAGAAGGGAGAACTGGAACAAAGAGAAGAAAAAGAAGTGAAAGGAACAGAAAACAAAGAGGAGGAAAAAGAACCAGGGATCACCCGTCGTACTAAACGGGAAAATAAAGAATCAAAATGTCCGCATGGACACAAATTCGGAATAGATACAGAAGAATATGATGAATGTGACGATTGTGAATTGTGGGATGCATGTATCATTAAAAAAGAAGATGATTAGGGAAAAATCCTTATGAAAAACCCATTCAGTATTCCATCAGAAAAGAAAGGAGAAAAAAACTACCAGTTCATAGGGGCCTATGTCCCTATGGACTTGGTAGAACGATTCACTTTACTTTCCTTGTTCTATGGGAAAACAAAAACGAAAATGGTGACGGATTTAATCCGCAAAGAAATATCCAAAGAGGAAGACGTTGAATTCATAATAGACTCACTTGCAGAAAGAGCTTTGCTAGAATGGAAAAGTAACCTTCTTCCACAAAAAAGCAAAAAGACCAATTTGAAATTTGAAAAGTATCTGGAAGGGATTAAAGAATTTCTTTTACGAAGGGGACTTTTGTCTACAACAATTTCATTAATTATCAAAACCATAGAGGAAAAACATGAAGAGGACCAAAAGCAGTAAACGGAAAACCATTGATGAAGCAATTTTAGCAATTTTAAGTAATGTAGAAATTAAAGAAAACAAAATCTTTCTTTCCTGTAAACAATTGGATAGAAAACAATACCTAGCTGTTAATGAAGTACTCGAAAATATGGGAGGAAAATGGGACAGAAAAAGCAAAAGCCATATCTTTACCGAAGATCCAACAGAAAAACTAGAATATGTCTTGCTTACGGGGAAAATTACATTGCCTAAAAAATATGGGTATTTCCCGACACCGGCAACTATATCAATAAAACTGATCGAATTGGCAAAAATAGAACGTGATATGTCGGTATTAGAACCATCTGCTGGACAAGGTGGGATTGCAGATCTTATCCCAAAAGATTGTAGAATTGATTGTATAGAACTTTTATCAGACAACGTGGCAATACTTGAGAAAAAAGGCTACCAGGCACAGCAGGCGAATTTTCTTGCAGTAGAACCATCCCCTATATACCATCGTGTGGTAATGAACCCTCCATTCGAACGTCAACAAGATATTGATCATGTTTCCCATGCCCTTAATTTTCTCATGCCTGGGGGAAGATTGGTTGCAATTATGTCGGCCAGTATTCTGTTTAGAAAAAATAAAAAAACAGTAGAATTTAGGGATTTAATACATCAGCATAATGGTTACACAGAACGTCTACCAGAAGGCTGTTTTAAAGAATCAGGAACAGGAGTTAATGCTGTATTGGTATCAATGGATATATAGATTATTTACATAAATCATAGAGATAAAATATGAAGAGGACTAAAAACAGTAAATTAAGTACTCAAGTTAAAAACCATGTGAAGCTAAAAGTAAAACCCACCTTGGAATATGATGGTGGTACTATCACTATTAGCACAGGCTCTACCTTGCTTGATTTAGCAATTTCTGGGGGACGTTTTAGACATGGAGGGATTCCTAGTGGGATTTTGGTAGAGATATTTGGCCCCAGTGGATCAGGAAAAACTGTTCTCCTAAGTGAAATTGCAGGCCGAGTCCAAAAACAGGGCGGACAAATAATGTTTAAGGATCCAGAGGCTCGTCTTAATAAACAATTTGCAAGGTTATTTAATCTGGATGTAGATACGATTGAATATGAAAATCCAAATACAGTGCCAGAAGTATTTAAACCAGTACGAGCATGGAACCCAAAACCAGAAGATAAGGTACATGGTATTTTTACCGATTCCCTTGCTGCACTATCCACTGAAATGGAGTTGGATGATAAAGACCAATATGGGATGAGAAGGGCAAAAGAATTCAGTGAAGAATTACGGAAAACTTGTCGGGCCATTACTAAGAAAAACTTTTTGATGGTATGCTCAAACCAAGTTCGAACAATAATTGATGCTGGTCGATATGAACAAAAACAAGGTAGTCCTGGGGGACTTGGGATTGGTTTCTATTCCTCTTTACGTCTTCAGTGCAGCAACCCTACAAAAATAAAAAGAACAAGAATGATTGGGGGGAAAGAACTAAAAAGGGTTATTGGTATAGACGTATTCGTGCATGTTTACAAATCATCTGTGTGGGTACCATACCATTCTGCCCCTATATCAATTATTTTTGATTATGGAATTGATGATATACGACAAAATCTAAAGTTCATTAAGCAGATAAGAAAGCATTCTGAATTTGTTATTGGTGATTTGAAATTAGGAAGATCCATTGATGATGCAATCAGCATGGTTGAATACGAAAATTTGATGATACGAAAATTAAAAAGAGAAACTATTGCTTTATGGAGAGAGGTTGAGGCACAATTTGTAAAGGAAAGAAAGCCAAAATATTGAGCGGGGAGTGGCGGAGCAGTAGTCATATTTAGGGGCCAAAACGATAAAAATACAGGATGACGTAGATGAAAACAATCAATCCATACCAACGGCTGTTAGATGATGTAAAGAAATTTTGTTTGAAGGTACAACATCCAAAAACGATAGATATTGGGTGGTTTTATTCTAAAAAAGTTCTCGAAAACGGGGATGGTTATGCCCTGCTCGATCTTTATTACCATGTGCAGGCCGGGGGAAAGCTTGGGTATGACACAGTTTTGAAGGCGGACAAAGACGGCTTGCATGTCTTTTATACAGAGAAGCGCCCCCAAATACCATATCGGTGGCAATAGATGAAACACATCGTCCGCATAATAATCCTCGCGCTATGGGCACTGGCTGTGCTCGGGGCGGTATTCTACCATCAGATGATAGGGCCATGAGGGGAGAGAATAGATGGCACTAAATAAAAGCAAGGGCAATATGTACCCGTGGATAACGCACACCTGGAATCCAATTAAAGGTAGGTGCCCGCACCAATGCACGTATTGTTACATGCGGCATAAGCCGGTGGGAGAGTTAAGGCTTGATGGAAAAGCCCTGAATGACGACCTGGGTAGTGACCGAACGATATTTGTTGGGAGTAGCACGGATATGTGGGCGGATGAAGTACCGAGGATATGGATAAACGAGGTAATGATGCGCATTGTCGAGAACAGCGGGAACCACTATGTATTTCAAACAAAAAATCCATACGGATTTACCGGATGGGTCCACGAGGGTGACTATGTATTGGGTGTGACGTTAGAATCAAATCGAGATTATGAGATATCACAAGCCCCTTGCATTGCCGTCCGCGTTTCAGACCTTCGCCATTTATGTGGTCACTGTCTTGGCAAGCCACAGATTTTTATTAGTATCGAGCCAATCCTTGATTTTGACATAAACACCCTTATAGAGATCATCACACATATTTCGCCCGACTTTGTGACTATCGGAGCAGACAGTAAAAAAACAAGACTTCCCGAGCCATCACCAGAGAAAATCCACGACCTAGTGACAACACTGCAAACATTTATGGACGTGCGGCTAAAACCCAATTTGAAACGTTTATACCAATGGGGGTGAATAGATGGCTGACAAAGGGATGATATTTAACGGTGAAATGGTGAGGGCTACCCTTGATAGCAGAAAGACACAGACGAGAAGGCCGATTAATCCGCAGCCTCCAGATCACCTAGATGAAATACAGCCTATCTTAATCGGGTCTTGTGCCGTATGGCAGGATAACGATGGGTGCCGGTTTGAGGCAAGATCTCCCTACCAAGTAGGTGATCGTCTATGGGTGAAGGAGACATGGGCTGTGAGTGTCGGTGTAATGGGTAGTGTGGTTTATAAGGCTGATGGATCGGGAAAACCAGCAGACGGGTATAAATGGCGCGCATCAATCCATATGCCAAAATGTATAGCACGGCTATGGCTAGAAGTGACGGGGGTGAGGGTAGAACAGCTTCAAGAAATAAGTGAGGAAGATATAAGGGCAGAAGGGGTTGTGGTGCCTAGATGGAATCCTGACAGCGTAAAAGAATATCCTGACCCATGGAAAGTTTATGCTGAGTTTTGGGACTCAATCTACGCAAAAAAACACCCCTGGGAGAGCAGCCTGTGGGCATGGGTGTACGAGCTTAGGAGGATAGATGGCTGATAAACGCTTTTACCATGAGTTATCCAAGGAAGAAGTACGGGTTCTTATAGGCGAGAAACGTACATGGGGATATGCGATGAAGCACTTTAAACAGCCGAGTTGGTGCCACTATCCAAAGGAACTAATAGGCACCATGGGATGTTGGGCATTGGTTGGTATGGATGGTGATGAGACACGTTTGGGAATCAAGGACGGCTGCCCTACCTGTGACTTATCAGACAATTACGATGGTTCGATGAATCACATAATCGGGAAGGGGAAATAGTAATGGGGAAGGCGCCTGCGGATCAATGGTATTTTAAAGACTGGTTAGGTGACACCGAACTTCAAAGTGCAAGCCCTTGCTCTAAGGGTATTTGGATGAACCTCCTTTGCCATATGTGGACGAGTAAAACGCGGGGGGAAATCTCAAAAACACACTCCCAATTTCTCCGTCTAGGATCATGCTCATCGAGAGAATTTACGAAGTTTTTACAAGAGG